TATACATTTATAAGTAAAAAAAGAACCTACTCAATCAATGAGTAGGTCTTTCTGTTTAGTTAATAAAATAAAGTTGTAGATTTTTTTGAAGAATAGATAATATTACATTTTTGCTTCTTCTATTAACTAATACAATGAATGTGCATATATATTATACAACAAATTAAACTTTTCTTAAATAGTCTCCTGATAGCCATCCACTAGGCGTTCTTGCCCATCCATTTTTCCATTCATAAACAGTTACACGTGTTCCTCTTTCAAGGCATCCATCTTTATCTTTATCATGTTTTTTACCATCAGCTGTTAATTCATCATGTCTTTTTCTGCGATAATTAGTACCAGGACCAGTTCTAACTGATAGATCACTAGCTGTAACTTCATATGTTCCTGTTGCTTTCCCACTTGTAGATGGTTTAGATGCAGGAGTTGGTGATGGTGTAGGCGTTGGAGCAACAGTTCCATTTACAATTTCATTAAAAGGAAAGTTTGTTCCTGGACAATTAGTAGAACATACATCTTTATGTTTTTGGACTTTAGAAATACCATACTTATTTTTTAAATAAGCTACTAATTCTCTACCAGCATTGATTTGAGTTTGATTCATTGTTTCTGTCATGTATGAACCTTCAAAACAAATACCAATAGAATCGCTATTAGAACCTTTAGCGTGTGATCCAACAACACCTTCAGGTCTACCTCTATAAATAGATCCATCTTTTCTTACAAAGAAATGATACCCAATACCTGCCCATCCATTTTCTAAATGCCAGCTATGAATATCATCTGCAGTACATGATTTTGATTCAGCATGATGTAAGATAATTCTATTAGTAGATTTTCTATTTGATAATTTTCCATTCCATTTGTAAGTTTTTTCAATAATATTCATTTTGATTATCTCCTTTTTTATTCATTAATTCCGTTTTTCTTCCATTAATTAGCATTTAACAACCATTTTTTTGATTTTTTGGTTGTTATTCAATAAAAGAGAGCTATTCACTCTCTTTCTCTAATTCTTCTTTGATTTCATCAATTCTTTTCCAAATTGCTTTTGTTTCTCGTTCTTGAAGTGCCATACGTTCAACTACGTTATTGTGCTTTTCAACTTTCTTTGTTAATTCATCAATACGATAGTTCATTAATGTGTTGGCTTTATTGTTTGAAAACATTGTAGTGATAACACTAGGCACAGCTACACATAGACCAGAAATCAAAGCAACTATAACTGCTTCTGTCATATGCTTGCACTCCTAACTTTCATCTACAATCTCTTCCAACTCTGGAAGCCCTGCAACGCTTGTTAGAATAGAAACAACACCAGATAGACAACTTGCACTAACGATCATCGCCCAATTGACTTCATTCATGACAGTAGATGTTCCAATTAACGCTACAGCAGTTTGAGCTACTGTTTTGGTTGCTCTAATACCTGCAGCTTTCAACCATTGATTAAAATCATATTTTTTAACTTTCAATTTAATCACCCTTTCTAGATAGTTTTAAGCCGTGTCCAGGGCATCAAAAAAAGGACTTTCGTCCTTTAATCATTCGCTTTTTATATACTTCAATATTGCATATCCTGTAGCATCAGCGAAACCATTTGATTTTCCAACTTGCAATATTAAATTTGTTTTAGTTATTTGAATAGAAATACCATCATGATCATCATCTTTATGTGCCCGCGGTATCATGTGGTTTGTTCCATCACCCGTTTTTATAAATAAATCACAACTCAATACACTGTATAAATCTGATATATTATGTGGTACATATTTATCCTCGCTATCAAACCCACTTACGAGTATTACTTTGCAATATATTTTTTTACCATCAATCCATTGCATCCCTGTTTCCTGTTCTTCTAAAGAAAACTTAAGATTTAATAATGTATTTCCATTTGCATTAACAAATTGAGACATAAGTTCCTATTTGCTAGCAATCAGTATCCAATCACTCTATAGATAGTTCCTTCTACACTCGTTAAATAAGTACTACCAACAACTTTAGTACATCCTGTTACAGAACAATTTTTACCATTAAAATTTAATTTCATTTCATAAATAGTTACCGTCTTACCATCAGTATGTACATCTGATAAATGACATCCTTTACCAACCTTTAATGATATTTTTGTGCTTTTAGGATCTATCCATCCATGACAGCGATAATATATTTCTAAATACTCATAATTATCAATATTGTCGCTCAATGTAAAATCGTTTGAGGTTGAACCATCAAACAAAATCGTCCCTAATGATACTTTGGTACCATCATTTTTAACAAATTTCCCCATATCATGGAACAGCTTTTATTTATAACTAATATCTTCCAATGACTTTAGTAACAGTTGTACCTTGATTGTTAGATGAATTTGTCCATCTACAATTATCAATGTGTAACAGTTTTGATGCCTGATTATATTTAAAAGACATATTAGTAACAGTCCAGTTGTTAACAACACCAGAATATATGATCTCTCCATCAATAATTGGTGCAATAACTGCGCTATTATCACTAATTATGATTAACTCTTTAAATTTCAAAGCATCATCATTTAATGTTAAATCGTGACCATAGCCAAAATGACTACCACTCCAAAGAACAGCATCAGCATTGATTTCATCTCCGTTGGAATTAACAAATTTAGCCATAAATAACACCTCTTTTTAAAGAAGCACAGCTATTCAACTGCACCTCCTTTGTCAAAGGTAATAGGTAAAAGGATACTGTTTTTAATATTGCTAGTAAACAGTACCCCCCCCACGAATTTTTTAATTTTTGACATTTGTATGATCCTCTCTTTCTTTAATTCTTTTAATAAAAATCAAATAAGAAAAGATACTAGTGCCTTTATTTTTTTGTGTAACGAATAATTGCTTTAAATTTATAATTTGCCCAACTGTAATTGTTAGCAAAACGAATGTTATCTACATTCAAAATGAAATACGTCACATAAAATGTTCCTGTATTACCACCAGAATAATAAACAACAGGAAATCTATAGAAATCTTCTCCATTGGAACATGTGACTTCATAATCAATAAACTCGTTTAAATTACTGATTGAATGATTGATTGTGCTTACTCCAACGTTCAATCCGGTCCACGTAATGATTTTTTCATAAATCTTTTTACCATCAATCCAGTACTTTCCTGTCCAGTGCTCATCAGTTGACATTTGTAAATTAAGCAATTCATTTTCATCTTTATCAATAAGTTTTGGCATGTTAACATCTAGGTTAAAACTAACCTAAATGCTTGTCACCACCAATCTTTTTAAAGATAAAGAATGAGAAAAGGCACTTTGTTGTACCTTCTCTAATTTGTGTAAGTTGTGTGTGTGTGTGTGTGTGTGTGTGTACAACGCACTCACGTGTTTCAAAATCTTTCATATTTTTCTCCTTTTAAAAAAGAGCAGAAATCAATCTACTCTTTGTAATATACTGCATCTTTTAAATCAGTTTCTAATTCACTGACTGTCTTTTCAAGCTGTTCAACTCGCTTTTGCAATGATGTTAATTGTGACTTCAAAACAAACGTATCTTTTAACTTTGTCATAAAAGTTTTTAAAATATCACTTGTTAGAAACTTAGTGCTATTAGCTGAAACAGTTGTTGAAGATGCGTGCTCACTTACATTTGAAAACAAAACTCTTTTAAAGAAATCTTTCATATATAAGACCTCCTAGTTGATTATGCTCCAAATACTTCAGTCCACATTGTATTTAATTCAGTATCAGTCATTACTACTAATTTAGCATTGATAGCTGAAGTTACTTGTGTTGCAGTTTGATATCCTGAATCATTTGTTAATGATGATACTTTTGTTGGAATATCAGTCTTTTTAGCATAAGAGCTTAGATCCATTTCTCTTGAACCTAATTTTTCAAATTTAGAATTGATATAGATGTATTCATCATAGATATTATTACCAGAATCACTATTAGCAACTAAATAGATAATACCTTTTTTACCAGTTGAAGGTAATGATTCGACAACTGAGTAATCGATTTGAGTTACTCCTGATACTGCAGATGCGATTTCTTTTGTTACATCAGCTGATTTAGCATAAGCTGTTAGATCAACATTTACAGCTTTCGATGAATCAGGAGTTAAAGCTGTACCATTTACTTTTACAGTTTCAATTTTGTTTGCTTGAGCACCAGTAGCAACACCGTTTAATTTTGTTTTATCAGCATTTGTATAGTCATTTGTAGATAGACCTTTACCAGTTTCTTTTGCTACAAA